AGTTAAGTTAGTACTTATAGATATGACCTATAATCTTGGCTTATCTAAACTATTAACATTCGAAAAAATGCTTGATGCAATTGATGCTAAAAATTGGGAAAAAGCAGCTGAGGAATTATTAGATTCTAAATATGCTAGACAAACTAAAAGACGTGCTAGAATAAATGCTTCTTATTTAATTGCTTGCGTTTATCAAGAGTCTGATTAATCATTTTCAATAGTTCTATGAAGTTATCTTCATCCATATCATGTTTCATAATATTGCATCTATATGTAATTAATTGAATATTGTCGGGATCATAACATTTCTTTGGGTCTATTCTATCTATACTGATATTTGTATCAACTTTACCTTGTCCTGTTTTCCAAGTTAGTTTAGTATTAGAAAGATTACATCTACCATCTTGAACATGATACCTTGCATAAATATGGCTTGGACTTATATTCCACGTTAAGTCAGCCCTACTTGTTCTTCTACTACCAGATACAACTTCATATTTAAGCTTAGCATAAAGTTTATCCATATATGAATATGCATCTTTGCCCGCTCTTTTCGCACGATATTTATAATCACAAGACTTACATCTTGCTCTTATCCGTTCTCCGCGGTCTATAAAGGCATTTTTTTTAGTAATTTGTATTCCACAATCTTTACAGAGCTTTATACTTCGTGATACCATGTATGACTAGTTTTATCACTAATATCATATCCTAACATTCTTAAAACTGAAACAATGTCCTCAGGACTCAACCTGTCGTTCGATTTTCTCAGATTCATGTAAATTTCATATGCTTTATCTAATTGCTGCTCATTCATCTTTAATTTTGCGTATAGTTACTGTTTTTTTCCTAATAGTATATCCTTCTTTAGCAGGTATTACTTTTTCAGGTTGGTCTTTATAAGTAATAGTCCCCCAATCTAAATTATATTTATTACTAGTTGCTTTAGTAGAGTTACCCATTAATTCTTGTAACCTAATTTTACCCTTAGTAATAATTTCATTCAAGTTTTTGATTTGATCTTCGCAACTTGTAATTTGATCACATAATGATATAACTTCTTCTGTATCTAAATCTAATAAACTTTCTTTATCTGGTTTTGAATATATGATCTGAGTATCTTTAAGTGTTACTGGAGGATAATAATCTTTTTCTTTTAATCTTCTTTCAAAGTCTAATATAACTTCTTTAAGTTGTTTTTCAAAAGCAAAGTCTCTACGGTATATACATATTTTTGGCATAGTTGTTCTGTGCAACGTACTAATTGCTGCCCAACTATAACCTGTGATTGCCATTAATGCTTTAACTTGTAAAACACCTCGATGTAGCGGGGGTTTACTGTCTGCTTCTGGCATTAAAGCTGTGGCCTTTGCTTCTAGTATACCTTTACCATCTAATAATACTTCTTCATCATCTTCAGTATAAATAATATCATTGTCAGGTTTTATAACAATATTCTTAGCATAAGCTATACCATCTATTGATCCTTCTAAAGGATATTCTTCGTGAGATACAGCATAAGGTATGTCATGTTGAAAATTCTTTAATCCTAGTTTATCAACTGCTAATTGAAGAATAGGCATTTCTAGTCTATCGCCCATTTCAGCAGCTACTCCTTTTTCGCTTCTAATATTTTTACCAGCTCTAGCATCTAACCTAGACTGCATATATTCGTTCCTAGTTTCATAGCTAGACTCACCAAATAGTGCAGGAAGTCCTGAGCATGATGCGTGTTTATCGTTCGAAAATTTGCCTTGTGCTTTATCCATCTTTGTCCTCGTTTTCAGTTAATAATTTGTGCATGATCCAATAAGCGCCAAGTAGTCCACCCACTGCGCCTAATGGTATTAATAGATAAAAGGCTAATTGCCCCATATCATCAAGAAAGTTTAACCACCAATTATAGGTAGCAATATCCATAGTACGGTTATAAACCATACGTTCTAAGTCACCGTTCATAATATCTCCTTGTAAATTAATTTATACTTTTTTTGTAGTCTTGTACAGTCATATTATTCATATCTAAAACTTTATAATCACTTGGGTGTTCTGACATATTATTAAAACTATCAACTAATTTTAATTTCAACATATGTTTCTGCCGTCCTTTCGGGTGATCTTTAATACGACAACTAGACCAAACTTTATCACGATCTAAATGTTCATAGTCTGATCCTGGTTTAATATAGTTCTCTACCCATCTTATAAAGTCACAACAAACATCTTCTGCATTATATGGAAATGCTTTTGTATCTTCATATATGCGATCCATTATTGAATCTAAGAATTGAAGCTTATTGATGCGTTTTTCTGTTTTGGCTAAATACGATATGCATTCAACAGCATTGCTACCATAATAGAAGTGGCTGCGTTTATTGATATATTTAGGAAACCAATCAGCAATGTCTGCTAAAAAAGCAGCATATTGAAACTTATACTTAACTAGACCACGATCATTATTCCACTTAAACATAAATTCGCCTAAGTCTCTAAAGTCAACATTCTTTTTTTGTTCTATGAAGTTAGAAACATCTTCTGCAAGCTTATCAGCATATTCACATAGGAAATAGTCCCCACCTCTTTTATAACCTTCTGTTGGTTTAGGGAAACGGGGAAACTGGTAGCCAATTGAAGTATAGAAGGTTCTTGTTGTTGTTCTAACGAGCTCTTTCATATCTTGTATATCTCTACATGCATGCATATCAAATAACAAAGTATTGTGGTAGCCTGAAGGTTTTTGCCCGTAATTAATAGCTGAACCTGTTAATCTATGTAATAAAAATATATATAACCAAGTTACCAAGTCATGCTTAACACCATTCCAATTATTAACAATCTGCATTCTTTGTTGCGATGCTGTGTTGTTTTTTATCTTATCTATATATGGATGTTGGTCTGTTTTTTGATAAAAAATATCATTAACAATCTGACTAAAACCTGCATATTTTCTTTCAACAACATCATATAGCTCAACATTTTCCATAAGATCATCACCAACATTAGAATCTTTATGTCTGACATTTCCTAGATTGCAAAGCTTTTGTTGCTGTTTAGCTAAGTCGTAATATCTCAAAAATTCTTCGTAATATTCAGTGAGTATCATTCCAATCCCTATAGCTATCAATATACTGATATAAATTTTTATTTATTAGTTCAGGCTCAGCCCCTACATTCCAAAACAATATGTCTTCATCACTATTTTTAGGAATATATTTCCAAACTTTACCATCATAAGTAGGTACTGTTGGGAAAGGCGGCAAATTAGAAAGGTCCTCCGACTTTTGAAATAATAAGGAGTCAGATATGACAGAAGACCTCCCCAATTCACCATGTTTAAGATTTCTTGATACAGCAACACTTATAAATTCTGTATTAGGCCAAGCTATTTGTAATGCTCGTGATAAAACTCCAGTTGATATTGCAATATAGCACTTATCAGGAGCTTTTATTTGCATTGCAGTTTTTATTATGCCAGCTGTGACCAATTCATGTTTAAGACCCAATGGAATAAAGTAAGCATTATTATCTTCAGCCCATTGTTTTGCTGCTATGTTTAAATTAGGCATTGCTGCTATTCTTTTAAATTTAGGTTTTGCTCCTCTTTCAATACAACATGCTTGATGATCTGATATTTTTTTGCTAGAAGGCATAAATAATACAACCTTCCTATCATACTTTTCAGCTACATCTAATAGACTTACCCCAGCTAAACCTACGCGAGGCTGCACATAAACTAATGTATCTTCATGCACAGAGTCAACTAAAGCGCTTGCACCTCTCACTTTAGTCCCAGTAATTAAATCTTCACGCACAACACGTATACCATCATGCTTCTTTACAACTGGTTTTGGATATGGATCAACCCATTTATTTATTAGGTTTAAATAATATTTTTGACTGAATGTATAGTTATTCATTATTAAGTCATTATTGACATTATCGATTATGTGGTTATTGTGCATCTTGTCCCCAGTTGTTTCGTCTATAATTAATCGGTGCAATATGCACACTACTGTTTAATTCCATTTTTGTTTTAGCATACTCTTCAGGATCCATAAAATACCAACTCATCGGTGGTTTCACGACATTGTCATAATTATTTTTAAGTATACGAAAGATAGCATGTGTCACTAATTGCCTTTCTTTAACTGCACCATGAAAAGGCTTTCCTTTATAGTGTCCTGTTTTAGGTATTCTGCGATCAGCATATTCAACAGGAACAGGTGCTGCTATTTCCACATCTATACCAGTTGCATTTCTTAGTTGTTCACATTTTTCTATATATGTCATATAAAGTTTAACAACATCTGTATTCTTACGCATAATATGATGCCTAACATCTATTGACCCAAAACACATAGTTATTCTATTTAGTTTAGTCAGATTAATATTGTGCAGATAATTTATGAATGGTGTATCTAATTGGCCATATAGTGTTTTGCCATCCATCTTATTGATTAAGTCTCCCTTCATAGAAAATGCAATTGAATGACTATCACCTATAGTAATGCCAGTATAGTCAATATTTTTATGACATAATGTTTCTATACTTTGACAAAATGCACTGACTTTATTGCACCAACTTTCAGTAATAAGATGTGATGTAGATTTTGCATTCAATCTTTTCTTAAACATTTCACCATAATCAGGCATTTTAATGTCGAGCGACATAACTTCATTAGCAGCCATAAGATTATTAAACTTTCTATAAACATCTTCTGTCAATCCTCCAAATAAATTTAATGACCCTGTAAAATTGACACCGTGATCAATATATACAACATCATACT